CGATGACGATGAGTAAAAAGCTGGATCGTAGCAGCGGCGGCATTGAGATCACCGGTCACAAGGGAACGTGGTACGTCATTGACGAGGGCGATTATAAGATTACCCCGGACGTGGACGGCAAACCGGAAACGCTCACCGCGCACCTGTTTCTGCTCGAAAGCGAACTTTACGGCGACGAAGCTGCGTGTCTGATCGTCGATAAGAAAAAGCAGATCGTCATGGAGGACGTCTGGAACGGTTTCGACGATTTGGAAGACACCGGGTGGGAGGAAGTGCGGAAGATTGAATGCCCAGTCTGCAAGGGCGAGTTTCTGCGGGAGGACATGACCTTTACGCGCGACTGCCACGGCATCACTTTCCGGCTGGTCTGCTTCGGCTGCTACGAAAAGGTCATGGCAAAAGGCTACGACGGAGCATATTACACCGAAGCGGATGAATGTATTGAGGAGGACTATTGAGCATGAGCAGAGACTGGACACCCGAGGAGCTGGCAGCAGCCAGCTCCGCAATGAAAGCAGCGGGGAACATGAGCTATGAAGAGTTTTGCGCTGCACCGAAGCTGACGCTTCGCTTATTGGGACGTGATAGCTGGGATCGCCCCGTGTATGAGTGCGACGGGAAGCTGTATGTTGACGTTGACCCGCGTAGAAGCAGACCGGCGGACATCTGCACGAAATATGGAAATGCTTTTGATGGCGAACCGTGTGACCCAATCCCAGAGAATACCATCATTGAGTTTGTTCCGGAGCGTGACACATGGTCGTTCTAAGATAAGCGCCTCTGTCGCGTCGCTGCTGGACTTGCAAGTTTAGGCAGCGCAAAGCGACGAGAGAATCAATGGGCAGATATAAAAACGGCGTAGCGAGCCGCCAGAGCCGCGCAAAAAAGAAAACCCCTCACATGACACTTCTGCCATGCGAGGGGTTTGTTCGTGTGTTCAGATAAAGGCGCTGTCCACGTTGTCCGATGCGTCCTGCTCCTGAAAGCCGTTTGCCTTGGCGGCTTCAAACGTGATGCCGCCACGCTTGTGGTCGGACTTGACCAGCTCAAAATAGCACTTGCCGCCCGTGATGATGATAACCTGCGCCAGGCTGAGCGCGGCTGTCAACCAAGCGGCAGAAGCCATATAGTTGGACTTGATGCACAGGCGCATCAGGTAAATACATTCCTGCGTGATAAGCAAGCCAGACCCGACCAGCAGGAAGCAGACGAGTTTGCTCGTGTCCAGCTTCTTTCTCCTGCGCTTTTTCTGAGCCATCAGATCATGCCGAGCTTCTGCGCGAAGCGATAAAGAACCGTGACGAGCTGCTCGCGCGTCATCATGTCCTGCCACATGAAGTTCGCGGAGCCGTCGGGCAGCGGTGCGCCGCCCTGCACGATGCCGTTGTTGACTGCCCACTGGCGAGCAGCTTCGCTCCAATCGCTGCAGTCATTGTCCTGAAGATCTTTCCGCATTTCGCGGAAAAGCTCTGTGAAGGTTGCTTTGTCCATATCGTCGTCCTCCTTTTCTCCGTTTTCCAACACCATGACCGTATGCCCGGACGATACCAGAATATCGCCCCGGCGCAGGTAGGCGTCAGATGTCAGGTACTTCCGGTCAGTCAGCAGTTCAAATTCTCCCGTCGCAGGGAAGCAGCGCATCATGCAGTAGGTCGTGCAGGAATTGCCCTGCTTGCGGTAGGTTTCTTTCAGGGCGTCGACGCCAGCGGAAATTGCGCAGAGCATCATAAACGCGCTGCAGTCCGTTTCTACGGGCTTTGCGATCTTGCTCAGAATGAAGTCTACCGCTTCCGCAGCGACGTAGGCTGTGTTGCGACCGTCCTGATCGTACCCGATGTTCTTGTTGCCGACACCAGCTTCGCACGCCTGCGCGGCCAGCTCAGCTTTCCTGCGGTCCTTGAACCGGAGAACGCCGAGCCAGCTTCCAGAGTACCAATGCGCGAAGTTTAATTCGCGGCCGGTCTGATTACCGGGCTTCTGCCCATGTGCGCCGGTTTCGCCGAGCGACGCTTGGCCAATACGCACACTCATGTTGCGTCGCCCCCGGCAGTCAAAAGCTCACCGACAGCCAGAACGCCGCTTTTCAATTCATAGACAGCGGACTCGATCATAGCGTCCAGTTTGGCTTCATCAACCGTAATGCCGCGCTGCTTGAGCC